ATCTGCTCCTGCTGATTCAGCAATGTTCTATGCTGGAACAACCGCAACCACTACTTTCAATGTAACTGGTGCGCTTCCAACAACAGGAACAACTGTTGCAACCATCAACGCAGCAGGTAACACCTCTGCTTACGCGACTGGATATGACGGAATTCTTCCAACTGTTCTCGGTCCAAACAGCGGTTACAACAACACAATTAACACAACATTCAGCACAGGAAATCCCGGAGTTGAATATCAAGAGGTATTCTATAACCTCTATAACAATGTTAAGGCTGACCCAGATGAAATTCTCATCAACGGCTCAGACCGCAAGCAATTGTCAGATGCAATTAAGAACGGCTCAACTGCTAACTATCGTCTAAACCTCACACAAACTGATGTTGGCGATTATGTTGGTGGCGCAACCATCGGTGCTCTATATAACGAAATCACTGGTAAGATGGTTCCTCTGACTGTTCACCCATGGCTAACTCAAGGCGTAAGCCCTGTGTTGTCATACACACTACCAATTCCTGATACAGAAGTTTCAGATGTATGGGCAGTCATCAATGTACAGGACTACATGGGCATTCAATGGCCAGTAGTTCAGTTCTCCTATGACTTCAGCACCTACTTCCGTGGAACATTCTTCTGCTACGCTCCTGCATGGAACGGCGCAGTTTCCGGAATTCAGCAAGCGTAGTTACAACTGAATAATGAATGAAGGTGCGTCAAATAGTGGGCGCACCTTTATTCAATGCGAACATATCTATAAAAACCTCAACGCAGATATTTGCCCTAACTGCGATAGGGATACGCACGAAACAGACTGGGCAAAACAAGGCGAATTACATAGGGAATGGATTGCTAGCGGCAAGGCAACTTACGGCGGTTGGTGGTCTATTTAGGAGGCGCACATGGCACGAATGATTCCGCCGAAAGGCTTACGCGAAATAGGCATCAAAACAAAACGAGGCACGAAAGTTATCAAGGCAGGAAAAGACGGATTATTCCATGTTGATAATCCCAAGTTGGAACGGCAACTAAAACAAGAAGGTTTAGGCATCGCGAGCGCGAGTGGTTTTATAGACGGAGAAGGTTATCCGTGTTCTCAATGCGGATTCGGTTCATGGTTTAAGAAATGTTCTCGTTGCGGACATGAGAACGAACGAATAGAGAGAGATGGTTCAAGTGGCTAACGCAATTAACCCAACCACACAGCAGTTTTCAACGCCATATCTCACTACGCAGGAATACCGCAATGCGCCTACTGCTATTGATATTGACAACTTAGTTTTCAACAGTAGCGACCCTGATGTTCAAGATAGCGAATTAGCGAATGTCATCGCGCGCGCATCATCATGGATAGATACCTACTGTAATCAGATTCTCGGCGCAACAACAGAAACCGAAACTCAGCGTTCACGCATTTCGCCTGACGGCACTATCAAATTTCACCCACGCTACAACCCAATTATTGCGCTCACCGATTTTTGGTACGGCAACCCATCAACTAACCTAATTCAAGCGCAGGACTGCTCTGTGGCTTGGCTAGAAAATCAACAGGTTATTTTCCCGTATGCCACGCTTAGCACTACGCTAACTTCGCAAGGTCCAATTCAGTTCGGTTTTCCGAGCAGTTCGGGCAACATTGTTTATCTGAAATACACCTATGTCAATGGTTATCCAAACAGCCTCATCGCGTCTGCTGTCGCAACGCAATCCACGCTAACTGTTACAAACGGCACAGGAATTACCGCAGGTGTTCAACTTAAAATTTATGATGGTATGTATTCTGAGAATGTAACAGTAGCCTCAAATTATACTTTCGGTTCTACAACTGTTCCTCTAACGAGTCCTCTGATATACTCACACACCGCAGGTGTTTCTATTTCCGCACTTCCACCTGCTATCAAAGAGGCTGCTATTCTCGCTACAACGGCTATGCTCAAAGTTCGTGGTGATAATTCACTCACGATGGCTGTTGGCACTCTGCCAAACCAAGCAACAACGCCACAAGTTCAAGCCAGCATCGCAGATGATATGGGCATGGCGATGGCGCTATTACAACCTTATCGCAGGATTAGATAATGTCACGGCGCGTAGTCCGCGAAAATGTCGCGAACTGGATTTCGTCAGCGCAGATTACAACGCTGAATCAGGTATTTACCTCGTTTCCGAAGCGTATCAATTTTCAGGTAAATTCATTTCCGGGTCAGAACTCACGCGCAGCAGCCGTAGTATTTATCGAAAACGAGCAGGAAGCGCGTATCGCTATCGGTGGCGTAGGAGATATGTCGCAAGGCGGATACGGCAAGGGTTGGAAGCGCGTTGATTATCAGATAGCACTACAAATTTTTCATCATTCGTTAGAGCGCAACGCAGAAGATGCGATGAACGCATTTGACGAACTCATTGACGCAATAAAAGACAGACTTCGTGCGGGTCAGCATACTCTCGGTAATGATAACCCGAACGAGATTTGGCAAGCAGCCGAACCAAACATAGATGTTCAGTACGGTGAACCACTAACTAACGAAGGTGGCGCAACTGAAACTTGGGCAGCGATACGGTTTACCGTAACGCAAATGATAGAAACATAAGGAGAATCCTGTGCCCCGTTATGAATACAAGGGTGAAGTTGAGCGTTCTTTTCCTACGCTCGGCATCACTGTTAAGAAAGGTGATGTATTTGATGGTCCTGAAGGGCTAACGGCTCTAGGATTATCGCTTGCTGACCCTGCTAAATCCGCACCTGCGGCTCAAGCACCAAAGGAAAAAGCAAAAGAAGAATCAAAATCGTCAGCCTCGTCTGACACGAACGCAGGAGCGTGAAATAAATGGCATCAGCAAAACCCTCCGTACGCAGTTACCTTGGTATCGCTAAAGAAGTAACACCAGCAACGCCAGTATCCGCAACGGACTTTATCCCCATTTCCAAAGATGCTTTCAAGCCTGTTGATATCATCGCACCTCTGTATGACACAGGGCTACGCGGTTCAATGGCTGAAAACTACACCTACATTCAAGGTCGCCGTCATACGGAAATTGATGTAGCAGGTCCAGTATTTGCCGACACAGTTGGCTATTGGCTTGGCGGAATCATGGGTTCAGTCGCAACAAGCGGAGCATCAGCACCGTACGCACACACAATTACTTTGAAGAACGCAACGGGTATCGGCGCAGACGCACAGCCAACATCTTTCACTTTGGAAGATATGTATGTTGCGAACAACCGCTACTATCCCGGATGCAAAGTGACCGAATTCAGCATGACTTTCAATAGCGAAGGAATGCTCGAATACACAGCAAAACTCATGGGTCACCCATCAACAACAACCTCAGCAGCAGCACCAACATTCAGTTCTGTTACGCCAACTCCTGTTTGGCGCGGTTCTGTTCTCATTGGTGGTTCAACTATCGGTTATATTACTGATGGAACTATCAGCATGACTCGTAAGGCTGAGGCTATTTTCGGTATCAACACCGCACAAGGTCCATACGAAATCTTCGTTGGCGCTCTTGATTCGACAGGTTCTCTCACTTTCGTCATGGAAAACGATGACCAATTGTTGAATTTCCTCAATAACACACAGCCAGTCTTGAACTTCCAATGGTCACAAGGCGCTGGCGCAACAGCAACAACTATCGCGTTCAACCTCAGCAAAGGTGCTTACACAACTGCTGCTATTGACCGCTCACCTGACCATGTTGCTGTATCTGTTGATATTGCGGCTATCGCTACTACTGCTGATGCAGGTGCTACTGGTGGATACGCTCCGATTCAATGGTATCTCGAGAATGCTGTTCCTTCTGGTACATATCAGTAGGAATTAGCGCAGTACGGTGATAGGGGATTGTGCGGCATAGTGCCGCCTTCCCACTATGCTCTGCCCCTATCACCCCTATAAGACGGAAGGCGATTAGGAAGGAATAACATGACAGAGAAAAACAGATTACAACTCCCTTCGGGCGGTTGGGCAGTATTCAAAGACCCAACAACACTACGCGTAAAAGACCGCAAGAAAGTGTTGAAAAACGCCAGCAAGGAAGATGAAGGCTTGATGCAAGCGCTATCTATCGTTGATGGTCTTATCGCTATTCTCGTTGAAGAATGGTCTTTTGATTTTCCGATTCCGTCTGTCAAAATCAGTTTTCTCGAAGAACTGACAATGGCAGATTACGATGCGCTCGCCGAAGAAGCAGGTAAAGCACAGAAGGTTCTGTTCCCACAGTTGTC